GGCGTGGGATGCGGCGGAGGTGGCGTGGGAGGCGTGGAGGGCGGCGTTGGCTGCGGAGGGTGAGAAATGAGCGACCAAACTGAAGTAAAGCGACTAAAAGCTGAGGCGAAAGCGGCTCGAGCGGCGTTATCTGAATCGTGGGCTGCAAAGAAAGCGGCGTGGGATGCGGATCCAGCGCGAATTGCGTGGGTTGCTGCAAATGCTGCATTTATCGCGGCGCGGGCTAAAGAGCGGGATGCGGGGCGGGCGGAGCGGGCGAGGGCTAGGAAAGCGTGGGCTGAAAAGAAAGAGGCGTGGGAGGCGGAAAAAGCGGCGCGGGGTGAGAAATGAGCGTTTTAACCGACTTGGAGATATCGCAACGACTGGGACAGACGGGCCGGTCATTGACCGATCTGGCACGGGTGCTGCACGATCGGCTGGAACCTGCGACCCAGATGTGTCTGGAAAGCCTAGCAAACGGCGGCAAAATTCTGGTCTGCGGCAACGGCGGGTCAGCGGCACAGGCGCAACATTTGGTGGCCGAGCTGGTGGTGCGGTTTGAGACCGACCGGCGAGCAATCGCTGCAATCAGTCTGTCAGCGGACACCAGCGTTTTGACAGCGGCTGCAAACGATTATGGGTACGAGACAGTGTTCAGTCGCCAGATCGAGGCGCTGGGAAACTCTGGGGACACCCTTATCGTGTTCAGCACCTCGGGTAAAAGCAAAAACATCAAAGAGGCAATCTTTGCGGCCCAGAAAAAGGGGATGCGAGTCCTTGGGATCAGTGGCCGGAAGGGGATGGCTGCGCTATGCGCGGTGGACATCATTGTGCCGGGAGACAGTACGGCGGTAATCCAAGAGATGCACATGGTAGTGACGCACGTACTTTGCCACGCAATTGAAAAGGGGATTGGCAAGTGACTGACATCATTGATGAATTTAAGGACGTCACCGTGTTGGTGGTGGGCGATCCGATGCTGGACGTTTACCACGAAGGGCACGTTGAGCGGATCAGTCCAGAAGCCCCGGTCCCGATTTTTGTGGAATTTACCCGTGAGACGCGCCCCGGTGGGGCTGCCAACGTGGCGGCTAACGTGCGCGCGCTCGGGTGCAACGTAAAAACGCATTTTCCGACCGTAGCGTGGGGCGAGAAGCACAGGTACATGGCGGGCAGCCACCATTTGCTGCGCATCGACGATGATGTCGATTACGAACCGCCGACCGAGACGCCCGACCTAACCGGCATTGATGCGGTGATCCTCAGCGACTATGACAAGGGTTTTTTGGATCGGGAATTCGTCGCTGACCTGATTCTGGCTTGTCGCGTGCACACAATCCCAGTCGTGGTGGACCCAAAGGGTGAGGATTTCAGTAAATATCGAGGCTGCACAATCATTTGCCCTAACACTGACGAAGCCGAGAACGTCGTCATGAACGACTTTCCGACCATCTTGTTTAAACTAGGCGAGCGTGGTTTGTCATTGCACGAAAACGGAATTGACAAACATTTTCCGGCCACATCAAAAACAGTGTTCGATGTGTGTGGGGCAGGCGACACGGTGGTGGCCGTAGTTGGCGCCTGCCTGGCAGCAGGCGTCGACCTGCACACAGCTGCTGAGCTGTCAAACCTAGCCGCCGGTCATGTGGTGGGGCAGGTGGGTACGGCGACCTGTTCGGCTGACCAGCTGCGGGCGTTGCTGTGAAAACGGGGTTGGTAAACGGCTGTTTCGACCTGCTGCACGAGGGTCACAAACTGATGCTGGCCGAGGCGCTGGCGAATTGCGACCACCTGACCATTGCCTTAAACAGCGATGCGTCGGTCATGCGGTTAAAAGGACCGACCCGACCGATTCAGAACTGGGGCAACCGGTTTTGGGCAATTCACCGCTGGCATGGTGACCTAGCAAGACTGAAACCCCGGTGGGAATTGCTGACCCCGATTGCCGTAATCCCGTTTGAGGGGGACGACCAAAAGTTGCTTTTGCAGATTCGGCCACAGATTTTGTTCAAAGGTTACGATCACGGGGCTTTACCAATCTTTTACCGTAGGATAGGGTGGAAGCATCTGCCTGTCGGTGAACCGGTCTTTGAAGGCCCGGAAATTCACCAGTGCGGCAGGGTTGAAGGCGTCAGCACGACGAAGTTGTTGGAGCAAATGCATGAAAGCGCCTAAAGGCAACGGTTACCCAGTGCACAAGTGTTGCCCGGAAGGGTGGCGCCAGACCCCGTACATTACGGGCGACTACGATCTGGATGCCACGATCCTGAACAGGCACAACAAGGATCTACCGCATCGCCTTGAGCTGTACACCCGGCGTACCAAAAGCCCATATGGGGCGCTGACTGGGTATAACGCGATTTCCAATTACCATGGGGATACCTGAAATGTCAGCCGACTCAGCACACAAGTTCAAGCCGATGAAAGCCAAAAAGATGGCGCAGAAAATGCACAAAGAGACGCCGGCGATGAAGAAGCCGATGAAATTGGAAAAAGCCACGCCTAACAAGACGCGCTCGTAATGGACAGCAAAGACCTGATTAGCGATGAGGCGTTGGAGCTGCTGTACAAAGCGGCTGAAACTGAGAACCACGCGCACGCGATTAGGGCGCTGTTTCAGGCTGGTGTTGACGCTGCGTTAGCATCTTCTGTAGCGTAATCAAAGACTTGGCGCATCAATGACTAAGCCCTTGAAACACCGACCCATTGGAAACGACAACGCAGCGCGTGGATCTGAGTTCAAAAGCGCGGTTAAAAGGGCGCTGTCTCGATCTGGTGGCACGGTGGAAAAGGGATTGGACAAGTTGTGCGACCAGTTGATCGTCGCTGCAATGGCGGGCGAGCAGTGGGCGGTGCAGTTAGTTGCTGATCGAGTCGACGGCAAAGCGGCGCAAATTGTTTACGTGGGCGAAGCGCCAGAATTTATAGAGGCACCAAATGGGGTCGAACTCACCGACCGGCTCAACCGCGCACTCGTTGGCCGCAGTGCAATCGACGCTGAGGGCCACTCGGTTCAGTGATCTAGTTGCGTCGTGGGATGCGCTGGACAGGAACGGGACCGACTACAGCGCGATGCGGTGGTTGGCGACGGTCGACCGCTACTACCTGTTGGTCAAGCTGTTGGGCCGAGCCGATGCCTGGCACCCGTGGCTGTACGCCCGTTGCCGGGAGGTCGAAGCGGCTCCAGACGGTCACCTAGACCTGTGGGCGCGAGAACACTACAAGTCCACGATCATCACGTTCGCCGGCATCATCCAGCAGATCCTGATCGACCCTGAGATCACGGTGGGCATCTTCAGTCACACCAAGCCGATCTCTAAAGCGTTTCTGGCCCAGATCAAGCGCGAGCTGGCGAACAACCGTCTATTGCAAGCGCTGTTCCCCGAGATTCTCTACGCCAACCCCGAGGGCGAAGCGCCCAGTTGGTCGTTGGACAACGGAATCATCGTCAAGCGCAAATCGAACGCCAAAGAAGCGACGGTCGAGGCGCACGGGCTGGTGGACGGCCAGCCGACGTCCCGGCATTTCAAACTCCGGGTCTACGACGACGTTGTGACACTGGAGTCGGTCAGCACGCCTGAGCAGACTCAAAAAACCACCGAGGCGTGGTCCATGTCCGACAACCTCGGCAGCTTGGGCGGTAAAGTTTGGCATATCGGCACGCGGTACTCGTTTGCAGACACTTACGCCCATATTATGGGCACTGGGGCTGTGCAGCCCCGGGTCTACCCGGCTACCCACGACGGGACCAGAGACGGTCGGCCAGTCCTGTTCAACCAGACTGAGTGGGATCGGCGTATCCAGACCCAGCTTGAGGCGACGATTGCCACCCAGATGCTGCAGAACCCGTTGGCAGGGTCGCAACGCTGGTTCAACCCAGACGACCTACAGGTCTATCAGGCACGGCCCGAGGCGCTGATGGTGTACGTGATGATCGACCCGGCGAGATCTAAGAAAAAAGGGTCAGCAAACACCGCGATGGCGGTAGTTGGCATCGACCAAAGCGGCCAGAAGTACCTGCTAGACGGCTTTGACCACAAGATGGACCTTTTGGAACGTTGGACCGGGATGCGCAGTCTGTGGGCCAAGTGGAGGACAGCACCAGGCGTTATTGGCGTCAAGGTCGGCTACGAGCGGTATGGCGCAATTGCCGACATGGACTATTTTTTAGAGCGCATTCGGGTGGAGAACGTGCAGGGGCTGAGCATTGAGGAGCTGGAGTGGCCTGCTGAGGGTCCGGGATCAAAAGACGACCGAGTACAGCGCCTGTTGCCCGATATTCGAGGCCATAATTTTTACCTGCCTTACGAACCGCAGGACGGTGATCCAGATCTAACCGACCAGCAGAAACGCATGATTCAGGCCGGATATGACTACCGTATCGCGAAGGCGATCATCCAAAGGGACGAAAACGGCCAATTGTACAATCTGTCCGAACGGTTCAGGATGCAGGTTGGGTACTACCCTTTCACGGGGTTGAAGGATCTAATTGATGCCGTTTCGAGGGTGTATGACCTTGATCCCCGGCCACCTGAATACATCGACAGCTTCATCTTGGAACCTGAACTAACATGAGAATGGACCTCACCGACCTACAGATCCGCGAACTGGTACGTACCATCGAGCGCGTGGCTGCGGGCCGGGGTCACATCACCTCGACCGAGGCCGGTCAGGTGCGACGCATTGCTGGTGAGCTGACCGAGCTGCGTTCCCGTGAGTCGGTCACCCGTCACCTAGCCGGTTTGGAAGGAGTCTACTGATGCGCTCTACCGTCCCGGCGTCGCTTGGCTTACCAGTCACTAGCCGCACGTTCTCGTGGAACGAGATGTGCAGGCGAGCGTGGGGCAGCGAGTTCAGCGCCCCAGACCACCGTGTTTACCAGTTCTCGAATGGGCGAGGGTTCGATAGCACCGACCGAGGCGTCACCGGGTTCTACACCCAAGGCGTACTCGATATCCTCACCGAGCAGGGCTACGCGATCCAGATGCAACAGCCCGCCGACTCGGTTGGCGACCCGATCCTGATGGAGTGATTCGTGCCAAAGATTTCCCAGTTCCCTGCGGGCGGCGTTGCCCAGAATACCGACCTGATCCCCATCGTCCGCAATGGCGGCGACTACACGGTCACCGGCTACAACCTGGCAGCGCTCGCGAGCTACGGTCAGGCCTACGTCGGCACGTTCACGGCCACGGCTGGACAGACGGTATTCACCCTGCCTGCATCGCCCGGATCACTGGCGAACCTGTTTATCTCGGTCGACGGCGCGGTCATGGTGCCGGGCAGCGACTACACATGGACAACGCCAACGACCCTGACGTTCTTGGTCGGCTTGAAGGTCAGCCAAACGGTGCTGTACAACTACACCACCTCAGTCCCAGTCGGCACCTCGCTGGCCGGTGGCGTGTCGGGTCAGGTGCAGTACAACAACTCAGGGGTATTGAACGGCACCACAATCGGCGGCGATGCGACGCTGGTAGCCACGACCGGCGCACTGACGGTCACCAAGACGGCGGGCGTTGCGTTTGCAGCGTCGGCCACGACCGATACGACCAACGCGGCGAATATCAGTTCGGGTATCTTGCCGGTTGCACGGCAGAGTTACACCCAAGGCAGCACCGGCTCGGTTGCTCGCACGGTGACGAATAAGTTGCAGGAGTCGGTGTCGGTTAAGGATTTTGGGGCGGTGGGGGATGGGAGTACGAATGACGCGGCTGCAATCCAAAATGCAATCAACTATGTGTCATCCGTAGGCGGAACTCTCACGTTTCCTACAGGTGTTTTTCTATGTTCTAGCACACTGATATTCAAAAACAACGTCAATTACATTGGCTCTGGAATAGATTTAGCGGGCGTCAAAGGAACCGTTATCAAGTACACGGGCGTATCTGATGCCATTCAGATCAACAACCCAATAAATTCCAGCACAGCAGCCAATATCTATATTAGCGATATTTATGTTTTGTGCACAATTCAGACGGCGGGAAAAGCATCTATTGCTGATGTCGGATCAACTTTTCTTGCGATTGAGCGTGTAGCGACGTATGGAAATCAGTATGGCGTGATTCTCGATCAATCTGAAATTGTGCGATTGCAAAACTGCTACATCATTGCCCCGGCTGGTGGCGTAGGTGTTTGGCTTGTCAATGGCGCAAGTCACACTGTTGGCGCAAATTCATTTTATACGAATCAGATTACGATTGACGGCTGCCAGTTCAATACCACCACTGGCGTTCATATTGCAGACGATGGTGGCAACACCCACGTTTTTACAAACAACAATTTTAATGCTGGTTCAATATCGTGCCAAATTACAGACACTTACAATTTATTGATTCAGGGAAATTCGTTTGAAACAGCAACGACGACAGAAATAAGTTTTAGCAGAACTATGCTTTTGGGAACTGCTGGTAACTTTAGTTCCTGCGTATCTATAAGATGTAATTCATTTGCAAGCACTGCTGCACTTGCATTTATTACGTTTTCTAATACTTCTGCAACTAGGGTAATTGTTGAGTCAAACAACTTTGTAAATGCCAATGTTTCTGGAACGCCTTTTTCTGGTGTTTCAGCCGGAGTCACAGGATTCTATGGGGTTGGCAACAACCAATTTTCAACAGGCTCATCTGTCGTTGGGAACACGATGGGTGATTTCTCCAGTTACACCCCTGCACTTTCTTCAACAAATTCCGATGCTTCTCTTGGCAACGGAACAATCACAGGAACCTATGCAAGAAGCGGATCAAATATAACAGTAAATATTAGTATGTTTGTTGGTTCTACAACCGTTTTAGGAACTGGACAATGGCTGTTCTCACTGCCGTTTAATGCGCTTGAGCCATATTCTGTTGGGTCTTTTATTGTGCTTCTGGCGGCTTCTTACAAAGCTGGATCTGTCGATGTTTACACCAGTAATAAATGTAGGCTGTGGGAAAATAACGTTGGAATTCTTGGGGGAACGAGTTACGCATGGGCATCACCTAATCAGGTAAAACTAACTATTACGTACCAGTGCGCTCAGTCTAATTAAAATGACACCATATTTTAAGGAAGCCACATGACAGCCAGTTACAACCTCAGCCAGCTCGGCTCCAACTACCTACAAGGCGGCACGGGGTCGGTAGCGCGCACGACTGCGAGTAAGTTGCAGGAGAGTGTGAGCGTCAAGGACTTCGGCGCGGTCGGTGACGGCAGCAACGACGATACGACGGCGATCACTGCGGCGTTTACTGCCGCTGCTGCGGGTTCTATTTTGTCCTTCCCACCCGGCACGTACAAGGTCAGCGGGGTTAACGTCACTGGCAAAGCCATAACCCTAACGGGGTATGGCGCTACGTTGAACTGTACCGGCGCAACGGGAGCCATCCAAAAGACAGACCACGGCAACAAACTGATTGTCAAAGGGCTGTCGTTTACCGGATCAGGCGCGGGTATCAATTTCACAGCAGCGCCATCTAACAACACCGGGAACGAACTTCTAGTGTGTGATTGCAATTTCGCTACATCTGCCGGAACTTATGGCATTTACTCCATAGGCGGCAGAGAACACATCATCAAGAATTGCTATTTCACTGGAATAAACACTGGTAGCGGAATTTATTTTTCGCAGTCGGTTAGCCCATTTGTAAGTAATTGCATTTTTGCAGGCGCACCCACCGCACCCTATGGAGTCAACTATCCCGGCACAAACACAGGATACGACGCAGGTCTGATTCTTCGCGATTGTGAAATCATGGGGTGGGCAACTGGAGTGTCTATTGTTGGGTTGGATACTTGGTCTGTGCTAGATGGATGCACTATTGATTTCAATACAAACTCTTTGTTCTTGGCGACAAATGAAGCGTCATTAACCAACAACTATATCGGATCAAACAACAACAACGCAGCCCTTCACATCGGGTCATCTGGTGCGTATTTTTGTACCAATATAATTGTTACAAACAACATTTTAACAGGGCATTCTCAAACTGGTAACTTGTTCGACGCCGTGCTAATTGACGGCGCCATTTCTCCGAATGAAATTCAAATTTGCAACAACAGCATTGCGTTTTTTTCGCGGTATGGAATTCAGTTCACAATGACTAACACCAATATGTTTATTCACAACAATTCTTTTAGTCAGGGAGCCGTTGGCAGTGTTTCGCCAATCTATTGTTCGCTAGGAACTAGCGACAGCGCGATTTCCATCAAGCACAACTTTTTTAACAACGGCGCAACAATAACCGGACTGAACGTGACTTTTGCTCAAGTGAACGAAAATATCGGGTGCAATACTGAAGGTCGGGGACAGGTGGTTGTCGGTTCTGGCGTCAGCACTTACAACATCGCACATGGCTTGAATTACACCCCGGCAGTTTCCGATTGCCAAGTAGTAGCCAGCAATGCTGAGGCTGCAAATAAGAATGTTTACGTCAGTTCTGTAGACGCCACAAATCTTGTGGCTGGATTTACTTCCGCAACTGCTGCAAACGCTGGCGTCAACTGGCGCATTAGGAGAGGTGTCTAATGAACGCACCAAAGTGGATTAACCCCCTAGACCGCGTTCCCCAGATCCCCCAAGACTGGGCCAACCACATCGTGTACGGCGGCGCGCTGGGCATCTGCGTCCAACTGACGGGCCAGAAGCCGGTCATCGCGCTGGCCATCGTGTTCGCGATCAGCGCGGCGAAGAAGGTCGTCGACTACTTCTACGAGCACGAAACGCTGAAGATGTGCGTCGGCAAGGCGGTGGTGTCGTGCGCGTGGCCGCTGTCGGTGTGGCTATGCTAGGACTTGATTTCAATGCGGTCATGGAAGCGGGTGACCCCGAGGAAGCGACGCAACTGGCGCTCGCGCAGAAGGTCGGGGATTCACTCAACCAGGCATACCCCAATCACCCATGGGTCATCGGTTTCCAAGGCGGCGGCATTGTCGTGCGTCACCTCGCAATCGCAGGGTCAGTCGCCAACGTCATCGGCAAGGAAGGGTTTAGCAGCCTATTGCCCAAGAACAAGTTGGGCACACCAGACGAGATTCGCGACAGTTGCGTTAAATTCGGCGGGGCATTGCTAGAGGCGTTCGACCTGCCTCGCGGCCCTTGGGACGGACGGGAGCCAACAGTGCCTAAAGCGTGGCGCTACAGACAGACGGATAAATTCCAATGAGTGAATCGACCCAGTGGCGTCCGCAGCCGCCGAGCATCAAAGACCCGGCACCCGGCGATACCGACCTTTGGTACGCGGCCAACGAGACGGACGGCATGGGCATCGAGCCTGAGCAAAACGGGCCAGAGGAAGAACACGACGATTTTGACCCCGAGCAGCCCAACTGGCGGCGTCGGGCACAAGATGCCTATCGGTTCTCCACGAGCTTCGTGGATACCAACTACCGTTCCAAATGGGACGACAGTATCAAGGCGTTCAACAACCAGCACCCTAGCGACAGCAAGTACAACAGCGAGATATTCCGCAAGCGGTCAAGCATCTTCGTCCCCAAGACCCGCGCCATCATTCGCAAAAATGAGGCGGCAGCGGCAGCGGCGTTCTTCAGCAACCTAGACCGTATCTCGGTCACCCCGGTCAACGGCAACGATGAAGTCGAGCGAGTCTCCGCCGATGTCATGCAGCAGCTGCTCCAGTACCGGCTCACGAAGTCGATCCCCTGGTTCCAGATCTGCATGGGCGGCCTACAGGACGCGCAGGTGCAGGGCGCCTGTGTGGCCCATGTGTCATGGCGCTATGCCATGCGCAAGGACGCCAAGGGCAAGCTGATCCGGTCAGACGATAAGCCGATGGTGGACCTGATCCCCATTGAGAACTTCCGCTTCGACCCGTCATCGAACTGGACCGATCCGGTCAACAGCTCACCCTACCTGATCCACCTGATCCCGATGTTTGTCGTTGACGTCAAACAGCGCATGGAACGGCCAGACCCCAAGGGCCGCCAGTGGCACAAATATCCAGATGCGGCCCTAGTCGGACGCGATGCCGACGACAGCACCCGGCGTGCCCGTGGTGGCAACTCGCAAGACGCCCATCTGGAGCGTCGCACAATATCGGACTACGACATCGTGTGGGTGCACCGCCACATTCACCGTTGGAACGGCACCGACTACCAGTTCTGGACGTTGAACAGCGACAAGATGCTGACGGACCCCGAACCCCTAGACGCCACAGTGTTCCACGGGAAACGTCCGTACGTGATGGGCGTGGCTACCGTCGAGACACACCGCCCGATTCCCTCGTCCATCCCCCAACTGGTCAAGGGGCTGCAAGATGAAATCAACGAGATCAAGAACAGCCGACTGGATAACGTCAAGTTCGTGCTTAACAAGGGCTACTTTGCCAAACGCGGCAAAAACGTGGACCTCCCGGCGTTGGTGCGCAACGTACCCGGTCGCGTTGTCCTCATGGACGACCCTGCAACCGACGTTGTGGAGAACACATGGCCAGACGTAACCGCCTCGGCCTACGCTGAGGAAGATCGAAACAACCAGAACTTCGACGAGCTGGTCGGCAACTTTAGCGCAGCCTCGGTCCAGACCAGCCGCTCACCACGGGAACCGGCCCGGGCAATGACCCTTTTGCAGGCGCCGGCCAACCTGCTGACCGACTATATGCTGATGACCTACTGCGAGACCTTCATTGCGCCCGTCCTGCGGCAACTGGTGCTGCTTGAACAGCACTACGAGACCGACCAGACGGTGCTGGAGATCGCTGGCAAGAAGTCCAAGCAGTTCCAGAAGTTCGGCATGGATAAGGTCACCGACGATATGCTCGAGCGCGAGATGACGGTTAACGTCAACGTGGGCATGGGTAACACCGACCCCGTGACCAAGATGCAGAAGTTTCTGGTTGGCGTCACCTCGTTTGCCAAGGTCGCGCAAAAGCCGCCACCGGGCGTCAATCTGGAAGAAGTGTTCAAGGAAATCATGGCCTTGTCAGGCTACGCAGACGGCGAGCGGTTCTCACTGGGCAACGATCCAGAGAAGGCGGCACAGCAACAGCAGATCAAGCAGTTGCAGATGAAGTTGCAGCAGCTCCTGATGGAGCGCCGGGACAAGTCCGAAGCCAATGCGGTCAAGCGAGACACCGCGACGCAAGCCAACATCGTCAAAATGCTGCTGGCCGACAAAGAGGACTTGCACGAGAACGTCAAAATCTACGCCGGTCACCTCGCGGCGAAAGATCAGGCATTGCACCAGGCTAACGTCGGTCAAATGTCGGCCGCAGCGGCCCCACAACAGCCGGGACAGGCTCCGCAGGGCCAGCCCGCACCAGCGCAGGGGATGTAATTGGCACGCACCATAGACCCCGACGAGCCGCTGGTACGCACTGCCGTGTTTGGTAAGCAGGTTGAGGACTTTTTGACCTCAGACATCGGCGATTACCTGCTCCAGAAGGCCAAACACGAGGAAGCGGGCGCCATCGAGGCGCTGGTACAGGGTGTGGGCATCCTACCCGAGCGCGAAATCCTCGAATTGCGAAACAGAATTTGGACGGCGCGCAAGTTTCAAAGCTGGCTCGGTCGAGCGGTGGAGATGGGCTTGCAGTCGATGGAGTTGTTGAAGGAGGAGGACTGATCATGGCTGATGACAACCAAGAAGAAGCACGGCGCCAGCGCGAAATTGAAGCGCGAGCGGCCAACAAGGCGCGAAATGACGAGCGTCTGGAGCGGCTGAACAACATTGCCAACCAAGCCGACGAGCGCAAGTCGCAGGACGGCATGGAGGATCTGGAGGACGAGGCGTGGACAGAACAGGGCGTCCGTGCTGCTGAACACGAGCAGGATGAGGGCGAAATTGTCGCCGAGGCTGAGGAAACCGACCGGGCGCTAGACGAGGCCCGAGCTGCCGGGGCCGATGACGTCAAGATCACCAACGGCGAGACCTACTACCGCCTGATTGTTAACGGAATTGAGAAGTGGCTCACACTCCAGCAGCTCCGGGAGAGCGCTGGCAAGGTGTCAGCAGCCGACGAGTACTTGCGCAATGCCAAGGAACTTGTTAGAAATGGTCTTAGCGCCCCTCCATCCCACCGGGACGAGGCGGCGAACCCGGTTAGTGGCCGGGTGCGAGAACTGCTCAACCGCGCAATTATGGGTGAGCAAGAGGCGATTGACGAACTGGCACAAGCCATTGAGCGACCATCCGCTAATGCGGACGTTGCCCGACTTGTGGACGAGCGCGTTGATGGTCGGTTGACGTTTCGCGAAGCTGTAAATTGGTTCGATAAGGAATACCAGGCCGAACTCAAAGACCCCCGCCTTAAGGAATACATCGTCTGGAAGGACAGCCAACTGGCGCAATCCAACCCCGACATGGACTTTAAGGACCGCCTCCGCACCGTAGGTGAGGAAGCAAGGGCGCTTCGAGGTAAACCTGCTGCACCTGCCGCTGATCCCCAGCGACGAGCCGATAAAGAGCAACGCAAGGCGTCCGTCAGGTCGATTCCAGTAGCCGGTGGACGGCAAGCGGAAGAAGCTGACGAGGATGACGACGAAACCTACGAATCGTCCATCGTTAGGATGGCGAAAGCGCGGGGACAGTCGAGACCGATTATTCATAGACGCTGAACCCGCCATCGTGGCGTGGTTCTACAACAGGAGTCACGCCACATGTTTCAAATTGTCGAGCAACCACGGTACGCCTACGTATTGCGGTCACCTATCGACAATATTCCGGTTTATGTCGGAATGGGAACATGGGAAAGAACTTGTGGCAGCAAGCATCGTTATCAAAAAAGCGCCATAGGGATACACATTCGAGATCTTGAATCTAAAGGTTTGCGGGTCACGCGAGAGCGCATTGGCCCTTTCACCAAAGATGAAGCATACGAATTTGAATCGCTCCTGATCGACGAAATCGGACGCCGAGACCTGAACGAAGGGCCTTTGTTTAATTTACGCGGTGGCGGCAAAAAAGTTTGTCACAGCGATTTGACAAGGGCCAAAATCTCAGCGGGTCACGTTGGAAAAACACTATCGGCAGAACACAAGGCCGCTGTGTCTAAAACGCTGACCGGTCAAAAGCAGTCCGAAGCAACTAAACGCGCTCAATCCATCCGCATGAAACAATGGTGGAATGAGCGAAAATTATTATTGGAATCAAGGAGTTAACCATGGCCGGTCAGGTGTGGGCAGTCAACAGCCTCGGGGGCTATCTCTACAGCCGCCAATTATCCAACGTACTGCGCGCTAACGTGCAGCCTCTGGTCAAGTTCCGCCAGTTTGCCGATGTCCACGACATCAGCCAGCAGGGCAAGAAAAAAGGCGATGTGTTTACGTGGGACGTTTTCTCTGACGTTTCAGCCGCTGGTGCGGTCCTCGTCGAGACGAACACGATGCCGGAAACCAACTTCACGATCATTCAGGGCACCCTGACGGTCACTGAAGCCGGTAACAGCGTTCCCTACTCGGGCAAACTCGACAATCTGTCGAAATTTCCGGTTGAGGACGTCATCAAGAAGGTACTCAAGAACGATTGCGTCAAGTACCTCGACCGCGGTGCTTGGACCCAGTTCAACCAGACGTTGTTGCGAGCGATCCCAGTCGACGGCACCAGTTCCACGGCCATCACGCTCTACACCAACGGCACCGTCACGGGCACCAACAGCATCGCGTTCAACAACGCGCACGCCAAGGCCATTGTGGACGCGATGAAGGAACGCAACATCCCGGCTTATATCGCGGACGACTATTACGCGATTGCATGGCCGACGACCTTGCGTACCCTCAAGAACAACCTTGAGACGATTCACCAGTACTCGGACACGGGCTTCAACCTCATCATGAACGGTGAGATTGGCCGCTACGAGAACACTCGGTACATTGAGCAGACCAATATCGCCAAGGGCACCGGCACGGACGGCACGACCACCACTGCGTGGACGAAGGGCGTCAGCGACTGGATGTTCTTCTTCGGCAACGACACGGTGGCAGAAGCCATCGCGGTCCCTGAAGAAATGCGCGGCAAGATCCCAACCGACTACGGTCGTTCAAAGGGCATCGCCTGGTATTACTTGGGCGGTTTCGGCATTGTCCACACCGCTGCGATTAACACCCGCATCGTGAAGTGGGACTCGTTGGCTTAAGGAGCACTAAACTATGTCTAACCTCAATACTTTCAAAAGTGCGGCCTACGACAACGCTGCTTACATCGCTCGCGGCACGTTCGCGACGATCACGGCGGCTGGCGCGTCTGGCGTTTCGGCGAAATTCGTGGCACACGCCAACCTGTTGCTGTTTGGCCTCACGGCCTTCACGACGGTTGCGTCCACCTCGACATACACCGCGACCCAGTACTACAACTACGGTGGTTCCACCAACACCTCGGCTACGATTCACATTAACGCCTCACAGCTTAACTTGATCCGTATCACCAACACCGCAGCGGCGGGTGTAGCGCCTTCGCTGTCCACCTCAACCATCGGTCCGTTCTACGTGGACACGCTGTACGCGAACGGGACGGCCACCGGCCAGATCGGCGCGACACAGACGGTCTCGCTGAACACGTCGACGGGTACTGCCGGTTTGGGCGGTCTTTCCATCAATCAGGGCGATCAGATCTACGTCGTGAACGGTACGGACACCTCGGGTGTCAACCTTGTCACACTGGATTACCAGATCCTCCCCGGCGCGAACGTACAGGCTTAAGGAGTAATTCATGCCTAAGATCACGCAACCCGGTCGGAAAATGTACGAGACTCCGCAGATCACTGCGGACCAGCTCGCGACCGAAATGTACGGCGGCGATGCCCCGACGCACACCGATATCATCAAGTCGGCCAACGCTCGGGCGCAGAAGCGTCACGAGATGAAGGGCCAGCACGTTGCTGATGTCGGCGTGCTGCCTGACAGTGCGGAGATGTCGCACAACGAGCTGGTCGGTGTTCGCAACAGCGGTTACCTCGCCAAAAAGGGGTTGGAGTTTGGCGTCAATGCCTTCTACAACAGCCTGCCACCCGGCATGGACATCGAGGATCAGGAGAACAGCGACATCCGTAAGATGGAGATGCTGGCCTACGAGGGCGGCATCGGCTATCCCGGTGACGGCTGGGTCTATCGAGCCTCGGGTTCGATGATGCCTAAGACGAAGGACATGGGTCGTCCCGGCATGACCAATGACGTTCCTAGCAAGAAGATCTAGGCGAGGAGCCAGTCATGCCGAAGGTTGTGCAGGAAAAGTTCCAGATCAACTACCCCGACAAGGGATCGAGTGCTGAAAATCAGCATGGCTGGCTCACTGACATGGAGGCCCGAGCGAAAAAGGGAATGCCCGGCCGCGAAGGCTTGCCGGGTGGAGATGGTTCCACCCGGATGATGAATAACGCGGCGTTCTTCAATGGCTTGCCACCCGGCATGGACATTGAGGATCAGGAAGTCACCGATCAGCGCAAGATGGGCATCAACATTGCGGGCAATATGCCGGGCGAGTTTGCCGATGGCGACCTGACCAATGGCGAGTTGAGCGCCCATTCGCTGCGGGTTGGCTTTGATAAGAAGGCGCTGCTGCAAACGGACGACGAATATACGCGCGAACACAACGACGCTTTCTACGACGATGTGGGTGGGTTTATAGAGCGTAATAACTATTTGGATCGGTCATAGATCATGGCACTTTCAACCCTAAACCCAACTTACCCGGCGAACTCGCTTTCCCCGCTGGGCGTCTGCAACATTGACGCCACTTCGGGGTTGGTTTACAGCCCCGGTTGCGCCAACTACACGCCGTTGAGCACGACTGGCACGGCTACCATCGACAGCTCGGGTGGCGGCATTCTGTACGGCGTCAACGCGATCAGTACCGGTGCATCGTGGACGATCACGCCTTACGACATCTATGTTCTTGGCACGACCACCACGACCAACCAAATGACGGCCACCCAGACGGCTACGGCTGTCGGTTTCCAAGGCAATCCGGGGTCAGGTGGCACGGGCGTCCGCTACAATGGTAATCTGGTGGTGGTCACAACCGGCACTGGCGGTTTGTGGAACATCCTTTGGGACTAGTGGGAGCGGACATGCAAAACGACGAATTCCTGGCTGATGGCACGAAACTGTTTAACCCGACTCGACCGCACGGCACCATCTACGGTGAGGGCGGGATCGAGGGTCGATTTGTTCAGGATGGCCTTGTCTACCGTGGCGACCGTCGACCGGTAGGCTACGTCGAAACACCGGCAGATCAAAAGACCTTGAAACTGAAGGTTTAACTTATCCGGTTTATGCCGGGACTGAGGACCGGCCGTGTGCCGGTCTTTTGTTTTAGGAGTCGCGATGTCATATGACTTACCGGTACGACGCAGCCAAGCGGCAGGCAGCGCCTTTACCGTCGCGACCCTACCGACGCTATCGCAGATGGTCGGCGAACCCATTGGGATGCTCGCGTACACCTCAGACAGTGGCCTGTACGCGTGGAATGGCAGCGTCTGGGTATCGGTAGCCGCGAACGCAACGCTGGCCCTTGGCATTACGCCTGTCGTCGGCGGCACTCCCGGTTATATCTTGTACGACAACGCGGGCTTCGTCGGCGAACTGGCCAACACCGGCACGGGCAATAACGTCCTCGCGACCTCACCCACGCTAGTGACGCCCGTATTGGGCGCAGCGTCTGGTACGTCTTTAGACCTAACGTCGGCCACGGGGTTGACGTTAAACGGGGCGATTTTGGCTAAGACCAATGCGCTGCTGTTCACCAAACTGTCTTATTACATTGCGACAACCAGTACGGCCACAACGATTGCAGTAACGGGAGCATCTGGCAACGGATCGGTTGCCACGCTGACATTTTCTGCTATTTCCAAAAAACTCCCCGTTGGAACTGTCATCACTATCACGGGCATGACGCCATCGGGTTACAACGCATCAAACGCGCAAGTAACCGCTTCAAGCACGACAAGCGTGTCGTATGCCAATACCACAACGACTGCGTTTTCAAGCGGCGGCACTATCGCTTCAGGCACAAGTTACACGCCGAGTTCTGGCGCTGTTGTTCTAAGCACCTTGGTGGTCGGTAGCGGCGGTGGCGGCGGCTTTGGTGGCACCTATGCCGCGATTAGCGGTGGATCTGGTGGTGGCGGCGCTGGCGGCGCAGGCTGGGCATTTGCAACCCTCTTAGTAAGCGGCTTATCAACCCCGGTGGCTATTACGCTTGGCACGGGCGGCGCAAGCGGACAAAGCGGTGTCACGCCAACGGGCGGCAGTATTGCCGGTCAAGGCGGTCAGGGTGCCAACAGTAGTTTTGCAGGATATTTGCTCGGCGGTGGTGGCGGTGGTGGCGCTCCCGGTGTCTCTGCAACGGCCAGCGGCGGCGGTGGCCCCGGTTGGGGTGGCGGAGCCAACGGCGGGTTTGGAACAAACGCTATTGCCGGTACGGGAACATACGGTGGAAGCGGCGGATTTAACGCTAACGGAGCAAGTGGCAGCGCAAACAATAGTCTTACAGGGGCTAGCAATGCGGGATCGGGTGGTGGTGGTTCGGGAACATCTGGTCAATCTGCAGGCGGTGGAAATTGTTTCGGCGGCCCGTCGGGTGGCGGGGG